GAACCAGTTGCGCCGACATTGGAGCAACAAAAAGCAGCGCGGGCAGAAGCCTATCGTTTAGAATCTGATCCGATATTTTTCATGGTTCAGCGCGGTGAATCGACAAATGCCGATTGGCTTGCTAAGATCGCCGAAATCAAAGCCCGCTTTCCGTATCCAGAGGTTATAGCATGACCACTTTTTCAAATGGCGAAAGCGCAGCCAGCGTCAGAACAAAGATCAATGCAGCCATCACCACTGTTGATGCGCTTGGCACGATGTCTGCGCAAAATGCGGCATCTGTCACAATCACTGGCGGATCGATTACTGGCATCACAGACCTTGCGGTGGCAGATGGTGGAACAGGCATTTCAACCTATACCATCGGTGACATTCTCTACGCTTCCGCCAGTGGTGTTTTATCCAAGCTTGCTGATGTTGCCACTGGCAATGCGCTAATCTCTGGCGGTGTTGGTGTTGCGCCGTCATATGGCAAGGTTGGTCTAACAACTCATGTGTCAGGCACATTGCCTGTGGCGAATGGCGGAACGAATATCACATCTTATGCCATCGGCGACATTCTGTTTGCCTCTGCAAGTGGTGTCTTATCGTCTCTTGCTGATGTTGCAACTGGTAATGCCCTGATCTCTGGCGGTGTTGGTGTTGCGCCATCATATGGAAAGATCGGCCTGACAACTCATGTTTCTGGCACACTTGCGGTCGGCAATGGTGGCACAGGTGCAACAACGCTGACAGGTTATGTCAAAGGCACTGGCACAACCGCCATGACTGCCTCTGCTACCATTCCAAACACCGACATTTCTGGCCTTGGCACTATGTCAACGCAAGCAGCCAGTGCAGTGGCAATCACTGGCGGAACGATCAACGGCGCGACAGTTGGTGCAACAACACCAGCAGCCGTCACTGGAACACCAGTTGCATCAACATCTGTTGTGACATCTGGATTTACCACACTTGCGGCTGGCACATTGGCGCTGGCTATGGCGTCAAAGGGTGTGGGGCAAGTTACGCCAAACGCCACAGGCACATTCACATCAACTGTGCCGCCCGCTGGAACGCGCACGACACTGATTGTGCTGACATCTGGCACGACTAGCTACACCATGACATTCGGCACAGGCTTCAAGACCACAGGCACACTAGCAACAGGTGCTGTGTCTGCGCGTTACTTTGTGCTTCAATTTGTCTCTGATGGAACAAACCTGATCGAGTGCAGCCGCACTGTAGCAATCGCGTAAGGAACGAAAATGCAGCAGGAAACAAATCTGATGGAACTTGCCAAACTCCTGCTGCAATTCGCAGTGTTACCAATCGTGGCATTTATGTGGGCGCATTACAAAATGACGCAAAGCCACGAAACGGAATTGGCCGTCATGAAATCTGAACACGCCTTGGTTAAAGAAAACCATGACCGCGAGTTTAAAGAGGTCAAGGAAGGCTTCCGCAGCGTTCTGGAAAAGCTGGATCAGATTCAAAAGGAAATCCGCAAATGAGCGTCAACAAGGCCACGATCGATCTTATCAAGGCGTTTGAGGGATGCAGATTGACGGCCTATCAGGATATTGCTGGCATCTGGACAATCGTTTACGGCACAACAGCGGCTGCTGATCTTGGCATAGTGCCATGCAAAGGTTTGAGCATCACACAGGATCGTGCAGATGATCTGCTGCGCCTTGGCATCGATAAGTTTGCAGCAACAGTTGATGCGTTGATCATCGCCAATGTGAACGCCAATGAGTTCGGTGCGTGTGTGTCATTGGCTTACAACATCGGGCCAACTGCCTTTGCGAAATCAACTGTCCTGCGCGAACTGAATGCGGGAAACAAAGACAAAGCCGCTGCGGCATTCCAGATGTGGAACAAAGCTGGCGGTGTTGTGTCAAAAGGTTTGGTGCGGCGCAGGGAAGCTGAACGGCAATTGTTCCTGACGCCAGTTACGGCAGATATGCACACTGTGCCAGATCAGACAGAACCAGAATCAACACTTGCTGCAATCTTCAACGCCATCGTGGCATTATTCCAAGGGCTAAAGAAATGACATCAGCAGAGTTCGGCGGTATCATTCGTTCACTGGTATCTGCCATCGGTGGCTATCTAGTTGGTCGCGGCCTGATTGACAGCGAAATTGCCACAGCACTGGCTGGGGCGGCTGCACCAGTTGCAGTTGCAGTTTGGTCGGTGATCGCCAAGCGCAAGGCATAATGGCCTTCCTCACATCTCTCCTGCGGCCTGTGTTGGCTTTTATGTCAACTTGGCTGGCTGGCAGATCGGCTGGGCTAAATGCCGCAAAGATTGAGGAGTTGAAAGGCTATGCCGAAACTTCCAAGCGGATCGACAAGGTTGGTCCTATTGATGCCGCTGCTGCTGCTGAATGGCTGCGGCAACGTGCCAAGCACTAACGCAATTTGCGATGGCACGGCGCAAAGCAGGACGAACCATGCGGCGGCACTAGCGGCTGATGGTGGGTCGCTTTCGCTGGTCACGGGTGCGCTTTTAATCCAGCAAATTGATTCTGGGTGTGGAAAATGACGCCACGGCAGCGTGAAATCTATGATATGGTTAAGAAGCTGGGCGGGAAGCGGGCCGCAGCAAGGGCATTAAATCTTGATCCAAAGACAGTGCGCCGCGCCTACATTGTGGCAGAAGCATGGATCAACGCTGATGAAGGCATCAAAGCTGCTTTAGAAACAACTGGCCTTTCAATGGAAAGCGGCAGGCACGGCTGGCGGCGGGTCCAGAACAAAGAAACTGGATCGTGGGATTCGGTTTTCTGGAAAGCCGATGCAACGCAAGACGATCTAACGTCTTGGGCTGATCTATTCCGCGAAGCGCTTGGGTCTGTGCCGGAACCACTGCCAGCGCCGATGCCAGACAATGTGTCGCATGATCTGCTGCCGCGCTACATCGTTGCTGACATCCACTTTGGCATGAAGGCATGGAAGGATGAGGCTGGAGAGGAGTATAGCATTGAAATCGCCGCTAAAAGGCTGTCAGAGGCATCTGCAATGCTTATCAATGCCGCGCCCTATACAGATCGCGCAATCATCCTGAACCTTGGGGATACATTGCACCAAAACGACAGCAAAAACATGACGCCAACATCGGGCCACATCCTAGATGTTGATGGTCGCTTCGCCCAAGCAGCTATGGCTGCAGTTAGGGAGCACGTTGCGCTGATTGAAGCAGCAAAGGCCAAACATAGGCACATTGAGGTCGTTGTGCTGGCAGGAAACCACGATCCAGATTTTACTCAAATGCTGGCGATTGCTTTGCTCATGCGATACGAAAGTGATGATCGGGTAACAGTAAATTTCAATCCAGCAAAATTGTGGTGCATGGAATTTGGTCGCACTTTGTTGGCCGCCCATCATGGTGACAAGACCAAGCCAGATCGTCTAGCGATGCAAGTTGCTGATGCCCGTGCGCCTATGTGGGGCCGCACTTATTGGCGCTACATGGACACAGGCCATATCCATCAAGACAGCAGCAAGGACATCGGCGGGATATTCTGGGAATCGCATCGTGCCATTACCACCCGTGATGCAGCCGCTGCTGGCTTTGGCTACACAGGCCGCAGCACCATGAAGTGCATTATTGTGCATCGTGAACGTGGTGAGGTTATGCGGCACACCGCCGCTATAGGTTGATTGTGGGAGTGTTCTACACCCTGAGCGCATGGGATGCTAGTTCCCTGCCTTTTCTATCCCACACAGGGCATGATTCATAATGCGTGGCCTTAGTTGGGAAGATAAGCAACCTTGCCACGCTGCGGGTGTTTTGAGGCCACCGCCCGCTGGGCCTGTTTACATACTGCGCAGCCACTGTTCAACAAGCGGCAGATATGCATAATCAGCGCCATATTTCTCCGCCCATGACGCTTTCCCATTGTGGATGGCATCATGGCCATCTTGATGGTGTGATTTACAAAGTGGAATCACCTCAAAATCACTGGCCTTTGACGATCCATAACGGCCACAGATCACATGGTGGGCATCACTTGGGCCATGACGAAAACAGATTACGCAGGGCAGTTGCTTAACGCGCAAAATATGATCCCGCGCCTTAGCTGTGCCACGCTCCGCCTTTGGCTTCTTTTGGCCAAGCGGCCCACGATTTGCTAAATCCATGGCTGGGCCTCGCTGTCTAGGTCAGCCATCTTTCCCACTTGAGACATTCAACATTGTTTTGCTGGGCCATGTCATAGAGATGCGAAACACGGCCTTTGGCCTTCTTAGCCCTTTCAATGGCCGCTGCAATCTCATCTTTTTCTTTATACAACACAGCCAGTTTTTCATAAGCAATGGGCCGCATCACTGGTTTCAAAATCCAAAGCATGATCACATTCCCAGCGCTTCACGAT